AGGGGGATCTGGATATCCATGAGCCGCGAGGAGATGCAGCAGCGCGTCCTGGAGACCGCCAGGCGCGTCTTGTTGGATCAGATGGCATCGACAGAGGATCCGCGGCTGCCGGCGCTCCTGACGCGGCTGACAGTGAGCTTCGCGGATCAGGTGGTCGACCTGATCGGGGCGCTGCAGGTCGAGCGCAATCCGTTCTCGAGGCCCGACAGTGTGGTGCACTGCAGCAATGTGATGGTAGACCTGAGGAGCGTGCCCTACGCGATGCACGGGTTCGGCCCGGAGTGGATGTCGAGGAACCAGACGCCGGTGCGGTACGTGCAGGGTGCCGGCAGCGGGATGTGGCAGGCCTTCCTGGATCATGCGCTGCCCGAGCGCGAGGATCAGGTGCTGCTGCAGCGTTGGGGCGGCCTGGCGCTGCTGCAGCGGAACAGGCCGCAGGTGATACTGCTGCTGACGGGAACGGGCGGTGGCGGGAAGAGCACGGTGGCGGGACTGGTCAGGCGGCTGGTGGGCGATGAGAACTGCAGCGAGCTGAGAACGAATCACTTGGGCAGCCGGTTTGAATTGGGGAACTTCCATGATAGGACCTTGCTGATCGGCAGCGATGTGCCGCCGGACTTCCTGAACTGCGAGGAGAGCCAGTTCCTGAAGGCGCTGACCGGCGGCGACAGGCTGGCCGTGGAGTTCAAGGGGAAGAGCGGTGCCAAGGCCGTGGTGGGCGACTGGAACGTGATCGTGACGGCCAATAGCCGGCTGAAGGTGAACGTGCAGGGCGATCTGGGTGCGTGGTCTCGGCGGTTGCTGCTGCTGGACTTCAGCCAGCCCAAGCCGGAGAAGGTGATTCCGAATTATCATGATGTGATGATAGAGCGGGAGGGCAGCGGGATATTGAACTGGTTTCTGGAGGGCGCGGAGGACTTGTGCAGGGTCATGCAGGCCGGAAGGCCGTTCCCGGTCAGCGAGAGGCAGCGCGGTATGATAGACAACTTGTTGAGCGAGAGCGACAGTGTGAGATACTTTGTAGTGAATCATATACGGGCAAGCAGCATGTCGTCGGATAGTATCACAAGCGAGGAGCTGTATGCTGCCTACATGACGATGTGCAACAACAAGGAATGGGGGCCTGAACCGGAGAAACGCTTCCAGCGTAGGGCAGCGGAACTCATGCTGGAGATCCACCAGGCCATACCGTCGAACCACATTCACCGCAGTGACGGTCAACAACAGCAGACGCGAGGCTACATGAAAGTAGTGTTGACCTCGTCGGAAATGGCTTGATTGGTCAAGCGTTGTCAAGCGTTTGGGACGGAGGACGGCAACTTTCAACTCGGTGCAAGATGAGTAAAGGAGGCAAAAACGTGTTCAGAGTAGGAATGGAGTTGGAAAATGCCGTCCCATCCGTCCCAAACACTAGACAGTGCTTGACCGCGGTAGGCCTGCGTAAAATTGGCTCGAAATTGATCGGGCAATGCCCAGCCTGTGCCGAGGAAGGAGGGGACAAACAACGCAACCACTTAGTCATCCAGGCAGACGGGAGGTTTGGTTGCGTTATCCACCCCGGCGCCCAAGGCAAGGCACACAGACAACGCATATTCCAGCTTATAGGAGATAAAAGCGGCAAGGGTAGGCAGCACTTGCCCGCTACACCGCTAGACATATCACTGTTATGATAGTAACAAACACAACGAAACTACTGATGGAAGCACCGCACCTTGTTAAAATAGGCGTGCAGCGTGGCTGGCTATCGTACCCCAAGGACATGACATTCAAGGACGACGGTACACCAACACCAGCCATGGCAGAGTTTGATGAGGTGACCGAGCAGCGCCACACACCGGACCTGGCCCGCAAGGCCTACATCCTGCGCGACCGTGGCCTCTCGCTCAACGAGGTGGCCGCGGCCTGTCAAGTGCCCCGAGGCAGCGTGGTGTACCTGATCAGCAAGGGGCACGAGCTGTACCTCGCAAGCCAGCGAAAGGACATTGTACCATGACAACAACCAAGGCATCATCCTCTCAGATGGCAGATCCCTTCATTTACGCAGAGCAGCCGACCAGCAAGCCGCAGGAATTAACCCAGGCAGGCGCCCGCCCGTCCATACACGTCAGCCTGTACGCCTACGGTGGCATCAGTGCCGCGTGCATGATGTCCTGGGTCGATCTGACGGCCACGTTCGCACGCTCAGACCGCCAGACCGATCTACGCACCATCCGGGAGGATGCTCTCATCAGCCGATCCCGGTGCCGTGCGACCAAATGGTTCCTCGACTCGGGCAAAGACGTCTGGATCCAGCTCGACCACGACATCGAGTTCACTGCAGCCGATATCATCCGCATGGCGTCCCTGGCCCATGAGCATCAAGCAACGGTCTGCATCCCCTACCCCTGTCGCTCACTTCCACCCAGGCCGGCCCTGCGCCCGAAGGTGGAGCACCTGCAGGCCCTCAAGCACCAAGTCAATAGCGCGGAGTGCGCAGCGGAACTGGTGCCTATTACGATGTTCGCGTCCGGATGCCTCGCAATCCCCCGTAAATGCCTTATGGCGACACTTGATGCGTTGGGAGGGTCAGGAGTGCAGAATCCATACAGGATCGATTGGTGCGAGGATGTGCGTGTCGAACGCTTCCCGACCCTGTGGATGCCGTTCGCAATGGAATCAAGGCCGGGTAAACTCGAGTATCTCTCTGAGGATTACGCAGCCGCAGCCCGTATGACCCTGGCAGGCGTGCAGCACTTCTCCATGAAGCCCAAGATGCAACTCAACCACTGGGGTGAGTACCCATACTCGTTCAAGCCTTATGCCGGGTAAGAAAACGAGGGTATCGCTGAACGATGTCGCTGCAAAGGCAGGGACAGACAGGAACCGCGTAACATGGGCGCTGCGTGATGACCCCAAGCTGCCCAAGGAGTTCAAGGATAAGGTCAGGAAAGCCGCAGAAGAAGTTGGTTACGTCAAGCCACCAGAGAACCAACACCCAAACTCTAAGCTAGACCAAGACAAGGCTGACAAGATCGTGGAGGGTATCGTGGCCAACAAGTCACTTGCCACCATTGCCTCCGAGACAGGCCTGAGCGAGCACACCGCATTCAAGTACATCAGGGGAGTCAAGGTTCCGGTCGACTACCCTGAGAACGAGGAGGACTGGCGCAAGGACGTTGTAGGGTTCTTGGAGGTCGCAATCTGGAAAGGGACAAGAAGATTGGCTCAGGAATCAATGGCTTTCATTGATGACCGCAGCTTACCCGTATCAGTAGCTGTGCTAACAGACAAGCTGGCTACTATCAAAGGCCAGCCCACCAGCATCCACCTCGCAATGACGGCCTCAGTAAACCACCGCGACCTGATGAAGGACCTGAAAGAGCGCGACGTGACGCCCGTGAACGACGAGCAGACGCCCGACTTGGTTTAGGTAATGGCCCGAAATGTCCTACCCCTCCACCCGCTGACCCACTGAAAACCACGCTTTTAGGCCTGTTTTCACCACTCATGCCTACAATAGCAGTTATATTCACTTGGTGACGCAAACACGCAGCAAACCCCTGCAAACATTGATCGAAACGCACGTCAGCACCCATCGGCAGACCCAGTGTCCTACCCCGTTACACAAGCCAGCCACCAGGCCGACCGGGCCCCGGGGGGAGGGGGTCGGCAATTCCGCGGGAACGGTAAAAGTCGACGGGTTTCCCAAAGCGAAAAATATTAGGAAATGAGCCAATCCCCCAACCTCTGCCTGACCTGCTCCAAGCCCTTCGAGATCATCAAGGTCCGCACCGGCCCCAATCAAAAGCGCTTCTGCTCCGACCACTGCAACGACACTTGGTGGAACGAACAACCGCTGCACCCCGTCATCCCCCGAGTCGACGCCCATCACCCCCGCGCACTCGAGCTCAAGCAAAAGCGCACGCAATTGGTGTTGTTGGAAAAGGCCGACCCCTACACCTACGGTTTCATCCCCGACCACTGGGAAATCGCCAACACCGAGTTCCAGGCCACCCAGGAGCTCCTCATCTCCGGCGGCAACCGCGCAGGTAAAACCCTCTGGGCCGCACGCCGCGTGGTTCAAACTCTCATCGAAAAAGAAAACGCCAGCGTCCTCTGCTGCCACACATCCCACGCCACCTCGGTCACAGTCCAGCAGCCCGCAATCTACAACTACCTGCCTGTTGCACTCCGGGCCACCAAGAAGGGCCGCATCCACTATCTAAACTACAGCCGCAAGAACGGCTTCACCGACGGCTCATTCATCCTGCCCAACGGCAGCCGCTGCGACTTCCTGAACTACACACAATCCGAGAACACTATCGAGGGCCGCGAGGCCGACCTGATCTGGTGCGACGAGCTCGTTCCTCAATCCTGGGTGGACACACTGCGCTACCGCCTGATCACCCGCCGCGGCAAACTCCTCGTAACCCAGACACCCCTTGAGGGCGTAGCCAGTGTCTACAAGGAGTTCACCGCGGGCTCACAGGTCAAGAACTGGGGCACCGGCGAACTCTTAGCCGGCAAGCAGGGCCTGCCTACGTGGCCACCCGGCAAAGCTCCCCGGGTCATGGAGCAGCCCGCAACCAGGCGCAAAACCGTTTTCTTTTACTCCGAGGACAACCCCTACAACCCCTTCGACGAAATGAAGTCGAAGCTCGTCACCTCGCCCATGGGCCAGATCCTGACCCGGGCCTACGGCTGGGCCTCTGACAACATCGGGAAGGCTTTCGCCCGTTTCCGCCCCGATATCCATTGCATCCCGTCATCCAAAGTACCCCCGGGCGGCACCCTGTACATGGTCTGCGACCCCGCGGGCGCCCGCAATTGGTTCTGCCTCTGGCTCCTGGTCTACGAGGACGGCAAGCGCGTCGTTGTCCGCGAATTCCCGGACTTCTCCAACTACGGCGAGTGGGCCCTCCCCTCCGAAAAACCCGACGGCAAGCTCGGGCCCGCGCAAACCCTCGACGCCGGGCGTTCAATCTCCGAGTACCGCGCCCTCTTCCGCCAGATTGAGTCCGAGCTCGGCTACGGCGAGCCCGTGATGCGCCTGATCGACCCCAAAGCCGGCGGTTCCCCCGCGCTATCCGAGGCCGGCGGCACCACACTCATCGACCTCCTGGCCGAATCCGACAACCCCCAGGACGAGCCCATGGCATTCATACCCGCGCCCGGCGTGCCCGTCGACCAGCGCACCTCCGCAATCAACAGCCTCCTCTCATACGACGCCACCCAACCACTCACCCCCCTGAACGAGCCCTCCCTCTACATCACCGACAACTGCGCCAATCTGGTCTACGCACTCTCCGAGCACACCGGACGCGACGGCCAGAAGGGCTGCACCAAGGATCCCATCGACTGCCTGGGGATGCTTTTGGTCTCAGGTCTTGCCTTCGTAGGCCATGGGGGCTTTGATTGTCGCGGCGGCGGTGGATACTAAAAGAAACGACCATGCAAGGCGATTCATACAAGCAAGCGACCGACGTGATGGCACGGGTCGGCGACGAGCCCAATGTCAGCGCACTGACCGAGGAGCTGCGGCGCTCGGCCACCGACTACGGCGTTTACGCCCGTGTCGACAATGTGGAGAGCGTGCGCTACTGCCGCTGGCCTGGTCAGACCGACGACGGAAAGAAGTGGAATGATTCCAACCGCAACAAGCCGGCCTTTCCCTGGGACGGCGCCTCCGACACGCGCATCCCGCTCGCCGACGAGGTGATCAACGGCCTCGTCGACCTCTGCAGCACCTCCTTCTGGCGCTCGATGCTCCGCGTCTCACCCACCAACATCAGCCAGCTCGACCAAGCCGTCACCGCGCATAACCTAATGGATTGGACGGTCAACGCCCGGATGTACAACGACCTCACCCGCGAGGTCGAGCTGCTCTCCCAGTACCTCTGGACCTACGGCTGGGCCGGCGTCCACGTCACCTGGCAGCAAGAACTCGGGCAGAAGGAGCAGTACCTGACCATGGATCAGGTCATGACCCTCGCCGCCCAATCGCCCGCAGGCTCCGTCCTTGCCGACCTGCCCAACCTCATCGCCAACCCCGAGGCCGACGACCAATCCGCGGAGCTCCTCCTCTCAGCCTTCCCCAACCTCCGCAAGCGCCGGGCCCTCAAGGCCATCCGCGACCTGCGCACCGAGGGCGAGTGCGAGTTCCCGATCCCCACCATGGTCACCAACAAGCCCATGATCGCAGCCCTCGCACCCTGGGACGAGCTGGTCTTCCCGCCCGAGACCACCGACATCCAGTCCGCCCGGGTGGTCTTCCGCCGGTTCTACATGACCGAGGCCCAGCTCCTGAACAAGGTCGAGACCGAGGAGTGGGACGCCGAATGGGCCCAGGAGGCCATCAACACGATGGGCCGTTTCAGCGACTACGCTGCCTTCCAGTACGGCGCCGTCGGTATTGCCGAGAACTCAATCCTCGACCGCGAGAACTTGATCGAGATCGTCTATGCCTATCAAAAAGCCGTCGACTCCGACGGTATCCCGGGCGTGTTCTACACGGTCTTCTCCCCCCAAGTCGGCGACAAGTGGGGCTACTTCGAGGCCCTCGACTACGCGCACGGCCAGTATCCATTCGTTGTCTGGCGCTCCGAGCTCATCCACCGCCAGATCACCGAGAGCCGCGGCGTGCCCGAGGTCTGCTCCACCTGGCAGCACGAGGTCAAGGCCCAGCGCGACTCCATCTTCGACTACACGTCCCTTGCCACGCTTCCCCCCATCGAGGTCCCCAAGACCCGCGGTGGCAACCTCAAGATCGGTCCCGCCATCCAGATCCCGGTCCTGCGCCGCGGCGAGATCGGATTCCTGGCACCGCCCGCACGCGAGCCCGGCGTTGCCTTCCAACTCATCGCGGCCATCGAGGCCCAGACCGACCGTTACTTCGGGCGCCCGACCGAGAAGGTCCCCCCGGTGATCACCCAGATGCGCCAGCAGCGCCTGATCAACAACTGGCTGCACGGCTGGACCGAGGCCTTCCGCCAGGTCCTAGCCCTCACCCTGCAGTACATCGGTCCCGCCGAAATCCAGCGCATCACGGCCTCGGCCACCCCGCTCCCGCAGGACGTGCAGGACTTCGACGTGATGCTCAAGTTCGACATCCGCGAGCTCTCCACCGACCTCGTGACCGAGAAGCTCAAGGCCATCAGCACCCTGGTGCTCCCCCTCGACACCGCCGGCGTCATCGACCGGGCCAAGCTCATCTCCGTCGCCCTCCGGGCCATCGACCCGACCCTGGCCAGCGAGCTGGTCATGCAGCAGGGCCCTGCCGCCCAGAAGATGTTCAACGAGACCAACGACGAGATCGCGCTGATGTCGCTCGGCAACCCGCCGCAGCTCCGGGAGAACGACCCCACCGCGCCCATGCGCCTCCAGTTCTCGCAGCAGGTCCTGCAGTCCAACCCCAAATATCAGGCCCAACTTCAGCAGGACCCGCTCTTCCAAGCCAACCTGCAGAAGTACATTGAGAACCTGCAGTTCTCGGTCCAACAGCAGCAGAACGCCGTCACTGGCCGCCTCGGAGTCCAATGAAACTGACCGACGAACAGCTCTCCGAGGCCCTGTCCGTGTCCGAGGAGCACCCCGTGCTCAAGGCCATGGGCCAGCTCATCGACGACACACTCCGGGATGAGGTGCACAACGCCATCATCCCATCGCTTTCCGCGGAGGACCGTGCCTACAACGCAGGCCGAGCAGCCGCAATCAAGGATCTCATCGCACAAATCAGTGCGTTAAGAAATGGGAGGGAGTTGACTTCCGGTCAATTCTAGGCTCTCACTCACACAACGGCTTCTTGGTTGGCCTTAAACAACCATGGCGCAGAATACCCGGCTTGCAGGGTCTAAAAGCATGGACATCCCGACGAATACACAGGAAGCGAAACCTGCCCAAAACACGGCACAGCCCCCAATCAACCCGATGCAGTTCGACGAATCGGCGTTGGCCAAGCTACTGAAGTCACGATTCAGCGGGGAGGAAGAGAAGGCATCAGCAGTCGAGCGACAAGCGCCGGAGCCGGAAGCCACTTCCGTGGACGATCAGGCCGAGGATGCGGAGCCGACCGCAGAACAAACGGACGATCAGGCCGAGTCGCCTGATCAGGAGGTTCTTTCCGAGACCGAAGAGAACAGCGACGAGGATTCGCTGGGCTTCCGCAAACGCATCGACAAGCTCACGCGCCAGAAGAAAGAGGCGCTGGAGAAGGCCGAGGCGCTCGAGCGGGAGCTCAACGACGCCAAGACCAAGCTGGAGCAGAGTGTCGAGAGGCCCGCCGCGGTGCAGTCCGCTGCAGACCCGTTTGCCGATGTCTGGGAAGTGTCCAAACTCAACGATGAGTGGAGCAAGGCCCGGAATCTTAAACGGTGGTGCGAGGACAACATTGATGGCTGTGAAGTAGAGGGCAAGGAGTACAGCTCGGAGGATGTGAAGCAGATCAAGCGGCGTGTAGAAGACGCCATCGACCTGCACATCCCCTCCAGAGCCCGCTTCCTGCAGAACTACCAGCAGATCAAGCCCATCGCCGAGCAGCTCTACCCATGGTGGAAAGACCGTTCGGCTGCCGAGTACACCGAAGCGCAGGCCGTCCTGCGGCAACTGCCGCAGATTGCCTCACTGCCGGAGTACCAGGTGCTGGTCGGTGACTTCATTGCCGGGCGCAAATTGCGTCTGGCTCAGGAGTCCGCCAAGGGCAAGCCATCTGCCACCCGCCCACTGGTCAAGGCACCCAGTCAGCCCGGTCGACCCACCGCAATCCCTGCAAAGAAGGATGCGGCCAAGGTCGGCCTGGACAACGCCAAGTCGAAGTTCCGAAAGTCCGGGACGACCACCGAATTAGCCCAAGTACTCAAAAGGATGCTCTAAGTCATGCCCCTACTTCAGCCCAACCAGGGCGGCTCTGTGCCGCTCGCTTCAACCTCGTCCGCCCGTGAAGATCTGGCGGACTACATCGCCATCGTCGACGCCAAGTCGACCCCGTTCGTGTCCATGGCCCCGAAGGGCCGTGACATCGGCAATATGCAGTTCTCTTGGCAGGTCGACAATTACGGTGCCCCCGTGCTTGCCGGCGTGGTCGACGGCACCGACGTGACCGTTGCCAGTGCCTCGAACCCGGTGGTCAACCGGACCCGTCTGAACAACTACGGCCAGGCCTTCCGCCGGGACCTGCGCATCGGTTTCATCGCCGAGACCCAGGACGTCGCTGGTGTGACCGATGAGTTGGCCAACGGCATCGCCAAGAAGCTCGTTGAGATCAAGCGCGACATGGAGTCGACCTTCATGTGCACCAACCAAGCTGCCCAGGCCGACAACGGTTCGACCAACGCCTACCTGACCGGCTCGATGGGTAACTGGTTGAACAGCACCAACGCCGCCAACATCGGCGCGTGCGCTTCCGGTTCGCCATTCCTGCCTGCCTCCGGCGCGGTCGATACCACTGCCAGCGCCTCCTTCACTGAGGCCACCGCCCAGAACGTGCTGACCGCTATCTACAGCGCCACCGGCACCTTCCGCGACTACGATTGTATCTTGGGCACCACGCTCAAGCGTGCGTTCACCAACCTGACCGCCTCCGGCACTACTCAGGTGGTCAATACGAATGCTATCGCTGCTACCAGCGTCCGCACCTTCAACCAGGACCTGTCTGCCGACACCTTCAAGGCGTCCATCGACATCTTCGAGGGCGACTTCGGTC